AGAAACCGGCCTTGGCCGGAACTAGTGTGCCCCTGCTGCTTTATCGCTTTCGCTGCTGCAGCTTCGGGGCCCTAGTAAGGAGCATCCGAACGCGTTCCAGACCATTTCAGGCCACCGACAGTGCCGTCGCGTTCTCCTATCTTTCTCTCTCATCGTGCATTTCAGCTCGTGAGGGTCTCCTTTTATAATGCTGGCTTACCGTCTGTTCATCGGGTTGCCAGGGGTCCCGCAAGGGACGATGTCGTTGTTCCAGAGGATGATGCCGCAATGATCGTATCGTTTACCTGCAATCATTGTAGTGAATGGATTATTGTCTAAGCGTGAGCGGAGGTCTTCATACGTCAATAATTGATCTCGTTCCATCAAGCGCCTGAAGTAGCCTTCTACAGGTGCGATCGCTTCTGCGAAGATTCCCTTGACGGTCCCATCTATGTAGATCCTTTTCGCTTCCCCATGGTCTTGGGTGAAGCTGAAAATCGCATAATAGGCCCGCAAGGAGAGGATTGTCGCGATCTGCAAGTGCTCGAGTTCTCGCTCAATTTTGTCGAACACTATGCGCGTTGGGTCGTTTCCTTCCGTAGCCTCATAATGTTCACCAGGGGTGCGTCCAAGTACTGCTTTGATTTGATGAAGCTCAGTGAAGTGCGCTTGCAAAGGTTGTTCTGAGATGTATAGCCCCCAAGCAGGGTATGGTTCGGCATCAATACCATTTCCAGCATCTGGATGGTAATAACACCAACCGTCGCCCAATCTCCCGGTCCGCCCCCTCCTCTGGGCCAAGGCTGCACTTGAAAGTGGCATCCTTCTTGTGGCACCTTTGTGAGAGACGATTGCGTCCCTGCTCGAGATAACTACGTTCGGTGGAGGGTTGATCGTTATGCCAGAATCAGCCACTTGAGTGGCGACGATCACTCCGACCGGCGATGGAGTGGTGTTGTATCTTGACAACACTGTCACCAGTGAACCTGTAGATTGCAGTTGTTGGGCCACTTCATTTGCTTCCCGTAGCGTGGGCACCTGCACCAATGCTCTCTCTGCCTTGTCTGGGTGCAGCCTCTTGAATTCCAAGAAAAGGTTCAAAGGGGATCGATTCATTGGCACATCTGTTACTTGGTACTTCGGCTCCAGAGGAGCTTGCAAAACCTTCGTTAGTGTCGGGAACATGTTCAGGCGTGGAGTTGCCGAGATGAAGATCCTCTCGAATGCCCGCGTTTTGAATTCCACTGCCACCTGTTCCGGCGTCCCCTCATGGAACTCGTCACATGCCAATAGGTACTCATTGGTATCCAGTCGGGCCAAGCGGGCAAGCAGGGAACCGTAAGTCGAAACGACGAGCGCCTGACCCATCACGACTGTATCCCGGCTTATTTTGATGATGTCATCGGCCCCGATGTCTTGATTTGTGTAGTTGTCGCGGAGGATATTTCGTGGCACAACAAGCCAAACCTTCTTGCCGGAACGAAGGGCCAATATTCTAGACAACGCCGCAATGAAGTAGGTCGACTTCCCCACCCCGGTCTTGGCTTGTAGTATCTGGTACGGCGCGTCCGTTTCTAACGAATCCGCGAATATCTCGGCCGTGCTCATCCATTCAGCTAAGCGACTGGATGCTTTCGATATATCCGTCACTGCTTTCCGTGTTGGTCCAAAAGCGATAAAGCGCCCCGCCATGTCTAGCGCTTCTGCGATTCGCTTCTGGTATTTCAGGGGTAGGTTGTTATTCGGCACGAGGTGGCGGGTCACGAATGCTGCCATGCGGGCAGCCTGTTTGAAAGCAATATACGGGTCTTTCGGTTGGCAAGATGAAATCCCTATGGATGAACGGCCAGTGAGGTGCCAATGCACGGTGTTGGCGACCGAGTAGATCCTTGGCAAATCCAACGTAATGACGTTGTATGCCTCCAAGGCCGCATTGAACACATCATATTTCCTTGCAAGTTGTTCTATAGACGTGTTCAGAACCGCGTAGAAGATCGTCATGGTAACGACGTAGTTTTGTGCTTCAGCTCGGGTGATTGCACTGAGTCGGGCGCGTCCTTCAGTAGTTGTGCGATAATACCAAAAACCTGGAATGTCAAGTACGTACCGGTAAGGGGCTTCTTTAGCCCTTGAGAGCAACGAGGCGAGCGTGATCGATTCCGGGTCCTCAACATCATTCACTAGGCTATTGTAGATGAAAAGCTCGGCTCGGTAGTCAGGCACGAAATACGGTATGAGGCCTGTGTCAAGATCAGGTTCGGAATCCAACGCCAGGACCCATGGGGGGGTTCCAACGATCACTGATTGCCGTAATGTTCCGAGCAAAAGTCGTGAGTACTCCCCGACTGATGTGGAGATTCTCGCATCCATCTTGAGCAATTTTGAATGCCGGGCCTCAAGCTTTTCGACTTCGACCTCGGCTAATTCAGCACGCAGTATGTCCACGTAACCAACGAGGCGGCCCATCTTCTTAAGGAAGTTCAGCCGAGGCGTGTCAGCCCTCGATACTGGTTTGATGCTCTCCTTCAATTTGGCATCCAGGATGTACCCGTCATTGTCAACCACGACGTGGAAGAGATCCTGCCCTTTTGAACGACGTAAGTAAACACGAGCATCTTCCATCCACTCTTTAGCCATCTCAGTGAAGAGCGGTCTGTTGTGGGCGCACAGGAGGCCATGTCCCACGGTACGTTGCAAACGAGACCTCATATGCTGTTCCGTCTTGAAACCCGCCACCCGCGTGGTAAATGCCGACCTCCTCATGAGCAAGTTGCTGACATCCGCCTTGATCGCAAAGCGAGGCACGGGGGCACCCACCAGTTCATAATCCGCCGTATGGTTTGCCCCAGGTTCTATCATTTTCCCCAAGAACATCAGCTCTGCTTGGTTGTCCATGGATTCAATGTCCAATTCCCCTCCGAAGAATTGGTCGTACACCTGAACTAAATCATGTGGGTTAAAGGAATCGTCGTTCGTCCCCCACATGTTGTCATCTGACTGGTTTACAAACACGTTGTGGGTGAAAAACTCTTTCGGGCTCCTGCCTGTTACAATGCAATAAGAAGCCATAGCCTTCAACTTTACACCCCACGAGTTGTCCCAGGTTGTACCAGACTGCCCGGTCGCACCGCCTCGGCGTTTCCGGACGGTCTTCCCGCCCTCTAACTCCGTGACATGGGCTTGCTGAAGCTTGTGATATCTTTTTGCGACCCAGGCTTTCTTGGCTGACGCGTTGGCTTCTTTGTCCATGCCGAGTGAGGCGAGGCGAGTCAGCCCACTAAATATGACCGGTGGCGTTCGGGAATCATATTCCCTCTCATCTGCCTTGAAGAATCTCTTATGGCTAACCACCGCTTCGAAGAAACCACGCATCCCTGCTTCCGTCAAAGGTCGCCCTGAGGCCAGACCAACGTTGAGCGAAGCGGGTCTCTTGTTCCGTTCCAGGAACAGTATATGATCTAAGAAGACAGTGAGAAGGTCCTGCGAGACAACTGTGCGAACGGGTTTGCCGGCGAATAATTTCTCCTTGTCCACCACCTGCATTTTTGGGAAGGCATGAAATTGCATCTCAGGGTACCAACCCGTCCTCAGACATTCCTTTGATGCTTCGATGATTGCACGGCCCCAACCTGCGTTGAACATGGCTGCTCTTGTTGAGTACGTCCCTATGAAGGGGATCCCAGGTGAGTATCTTTTCTCAATGTAATCCAAGACGACTTGGGGGGAGGTGAGTTTGGGCTTGGTAAACATCTCAGGGTACTCTTCGAAAATGGCGTCTGCACATTGCAACACAAGGGCTTCTAAACCCGGATCTACTTGGTACCCGTCCGGCTCATAGCGCGAAAGGGAAGTCAGGTTACTTTGTTCGTCCGAGAGCCAGACCCCGTCTATGCCCTGCCGCACACCACGTGTCGCATAGCTAGCAACTCGTTTTTCAAGTAGCTTGTCTTGGACCAGTTGCGGGGCGTTGTGGACCCCTTCAAACTCTCTTTGCGTGCCGTACGCCTTGGCGGGTCGATACACAGGTCGGACATAGGTCCGCAGCAGCTCAGGCATCTGGTCGGGGTTCTCGCAATGCTTTTCCAGTATCTCGATGGTGCGTTCTAAATCGCGGGCATACCCCTCGGAGTCTCCGACTGGCCCTGTGATAGATAAGTTCAGCCTCTCCGCATTCGTGAGTGGCTTGCGGTTCCGCTTGTAAAGCGGTGCCCAGACAACCTTGGGGTTGACCCTCAACCGCAAGGCCAGGATGTCGGCAGCACGTACCGCAAGTTCAAGACCTGCGTCCAGGAAGGTACGGTCCTGATTTTCAGTCAGGCGCATCAGACCACCTAGGAGTGCATCCAGAAGCTGCACCGCGTAATTAAGAACGACCTGCTCCGCTTGTGTAACGTACGTTGCCACTACCGAGAGTGCATCGGCCCAAACCTGGTTCCTCCTTGTCAGTTCGGTGAGTGCGACAAACCATTGCACCAATGTTTCTCCCGCCGTGGGTGGTTTGCCTGCACGATGTTGTTTTTCGATCTCTGCGAGGACTTCTGCCCGACGACGCGTTTCGTCATTTTCTCGCATCTCTTCCGCTTCAAGCACATCTTTCATGGTGATGAGGGCAGCTTCCAGCGCATTAGCTTCAGCGAAATTCGTTTGAACTGCCATCTGCACTAGTGCCCCAAGCTGCGCTACTGCGACACGATGTCGCTCTGTCGATGTGGCAGAACTTTCTTCTCTGGAGTCAAGGAACCCAGACAGCTCCATGTCCATAACACCAGCGAGAGGTGTGTGGAACATCAGCGCGAGGAGTGCCCGTTCATGGGCCGGCATCCGTTCCAACATCCCGTCCAGCACCTCATCGTCACCTTCCTCATACCCTAAACCGGTGGGGTTGGCGGTGTGTGCAAGTCGGGCAAGACTCAGGTCGAATAAGAGGTCGACAGGCGCCTGAAGACCTTCCGGGTCTAATAGCAGATGCTGTTGGCGGGCGTCTCTGGACAACCCTTTTTCGGCAACCCTCACGACCAGTTCAAGTTCAACTGGCGTGGCTTTGTCCTTGAATCGTTCCTGCAGGCGGAATTTGTAATCAGCCGTTTTAGCGAAAATCGCATTTGAGCGCTCTCGGAAACTTTGGATCCTGGTAATTTCTTCCCTGATCGGGGTACTCACACCATTTGACAAGACCTCTGACAAAGGCACGGGTGCCAAGCGGTGCATTAGGCCGAGGATTAGATCCGGTGCGGTCGTCTCTGTCAAACCCATCTGGAAACCTGCTAAGGCTACCCTGTAATCTGTCGTGTATCTCGCACCTCGAGGCCATGCGGCTTCGAATGAGCGGATCTTGTCCTCGACTACTGTGTTGCCCTGTGCCAATTCATTCTCGGCTTCATTCTCAGCCCAGCTCTGAAAAGCAAGGGCAGTAGCAGCTCCTGACATAGTAACGAGATAATCAATCTTCGCTTCAATCCATTTGGTCCAGACTGGGGAGCCATACACAGAACGGTCGATATTCTCCCGCGTGTCTTGTACCTCATGGTCAAGCACGGTACGATCAACAGAGGCATTGAAATTCTCAAATTGGGTGACTATGTACCTTTCTGCGCGGGAAGCCGCCGCACGCATCGAGGACCGGTGGAGGCGGAAGTCAATGTCGACCCCGAGATCTGCTAATCTCCCCCGGAGCCGGTCATCCTGAACCGCGAGGTCCAAGTAGTCTACTGCTGCTTTTGCCTCGTCAACTAGGCCAAAGCCCCCAAGGGTTGATAGCCCCACAATGGTAGCTTTATTGATCGTCGAGTTCAACGAGGGATTTGCCGCGGGGTCGAACGTGGTGGTGACGGACATACCGGCTTCGTCAAGCCACTCAGGCACACCGAGCGAAAAACACCAGGCCGTGACGCAAGCGATGATCCACGCGGTGACCACGATGGCAAAACCGAAAGCAATTAGCCCTGCCGCATACGCTGATGCAAAAGCCAGCACCATAGCGGCGGTCAGGTCTACCTCGACCATCGCTTTTGTTGACAAAGAGTCAAACATGATGGCCATACAGTTCCAGAGAGGATGATAGGGTGCGCGTTTATGTTCCAAACCGTCGAACCGATCTGGCGTCAGTGTCGTCGGAAGCAGCACACGTTTTCGCTTTGTGTCTTGTTCACAAGAACTATCATAGGGGACATGCATCGCCTCGAATTTCGCCCCTAGTTGAGGTGTCACTAGATGGCGGCCCTCATAGACGATACCACGTTTGAAGTCGATTAGTCGCCCGTGGACCACGGGGATAGCCAGCGCGAAATTTTGCGTCCACCAAAACTCGATGTAGATACCATGAGGTGCTTCCTCTAAAGACGGGTTCTTTGAAGCACGCCACAGCATGGCAAAATAAAAATTTCCGACACTGAACAGGAACGGGGAGGCGCTTGCCAGGCCCGAGGCCAAAGGGAAGCCCCATAGGCCAAAGTAAGCGACCGCCGGTATGAACAACCCACATGACAAAGCTTGGACCATGGCCTTGCGGGCACCGAAAATAGCTAGCTTCCAATCTGTCCCGACGTACATCTTGAAAATCACCACGGAAATCTTCAGTCCGAAGGCGCTGAACCAGCGTGCCCAGACCGCAGCACCAGTGGGTAGCAAGATCAGAAAAATGGTCATGTCTACATCGTAACCCCACTGATTGTTCCAGAGGTGATTGGCGAAATATACCAGTAGCGCCATGAAGTTGAAACCGAACACCACGATTTGGTAATTCAAAAGAAAGGCAGCCATCTCGTAAGACGCAGCCAACCATCGCCACAAAAGGGCGAACAGGTTCCATGTCCTTCCCAATCGTGCCCTATAATACACCTTGGCGAATCGAATGTCAACCTTTAGCATGATCAGCAGCCATGCTATGCTAGGCTTGGATGGGTCCACACCTTTCCCTGCGTCATCACGAATTCGGTAATTTCTGTCAAGTGCGCGGCTGAGGATGATAACTCGGCAACCGCAGGCAGCCGCAGTTTGGACCGTCCCAGCCCCCCCATGACACACCACAGTTTCGTATTTTGGGAATTCTTTCATATCATCCCCTTCCGGGATCTCTGGGACATTGCGATACTGGGCGGGGATTCGAGCCGAACTGGATCCCATCCTGATCCCAATTTTGTAAACCCCTAGATTGCGCCTCCTCTCCAACTTGACATTTGGCCCCAAACCTCTAGGGACGTGCCCCCGGCGATTGTACGCCGACACGTACACTGGTGTGTCGCGAAAGCTGTCAATTATTAGACGGACGTGGTCCATCAAGAAACCAGCACCCCCACGCACCGGCCAGATTATATCGTCGGGAGGTGAGCAAGTGTATGGCAATGCCCGTCGTGCAGGTAGATTGGACGGTGCAAAATGTATGCCTTGGCATTGGTTTACGGTCCTCAGAGCTCGTAGGTAGCACGGTACGACGGTCCAGGCCTCGTGTCTTTCAGCTGCTGATACCAGCTCCCGACCTTCTTCGGGCGTATTTAAGATGACCACAAGTATTTGGAAGCCATGGCTTGCAAGGACAGAAGCCCCATATATGATAGGTCGAATGTCCCCTTCCGACCCAAAACAGAAGAAAGTGACCACCCCACAGGCATCCTGCATAGCCATAGGGTCACCACGCGAAGCCGGAGTTGGTGGCATTGAAATCATCTCGTATTCCATGAACCCCAATACGGTGAGGCCCCCGGGAAGCGAAGAAACCGGGGAGTTCAAAGTCATAGAGCTATCCAGAGCCCTGGATATTCCCAGCCCATGATCTTCTTGCGCAATCAGCTGGTTCTGGGCCCCCCTGTCCCAATTGTTGAACTTGTATCGGATTTCTTTGTGACCGTCTGTCATGATTGCGGTGACATTGACGGGTAGATCGGTCTCCTCTGCGCGGCCATGGAGAAGCTTCCTATTCCCTGGGAGATTGTACACAGCCACAACATCACCAAAAGCTAAGTGCACCAACTCGTCACTGCCATAAACAAAGCCGAAATGCTCGAAAGCATGCAAATTCCCGGCGAGGCACCGCCCATCGCCGCCTTTCCAGTACATGCATGAGAGGTTGACCGGCAGGAAAGACCAGCAGCAGATAGAAAAACGATCAAACTCGCCCATGTACCTCTTGATCAAAGGTTCGGGCGAAAACGATAGGTGTGCTACGTCGCTATTAAATATGACAAAACTGTGTTTATCGGTTGCCAATTGAGGGATGATCGCACGCCAATGGGCCAGGCTTCTCGAATTGACGTACACCGGAACTCTCAATATCACCAAAGTCCCGTCATCCACTAGACGCTTGGGCAACTTTTCCCCCGAAGGGACTATCACCAGTGTGAGAGGGAAGCCTTGCCATTTCGGCGGTGCTTTCGTGCGATACTTCGTGTCCATAGATGTTAATGCGATCGTTCCGCCCTCGGGCAATGATACATGAAGTAGCCGTCGCAATTCTCCCCCCACTTGCGCGCATGTCTCGATGAAAATAGGGTCGACTTTTCCTCCTCCGAAGATGCGCGCGCACACTCCTGGTGATAGTTGATGTGGCAACCATGAGTTGTGGACCCCGCACCGGCAGCCGAAATGGGGTTCCTTCTTCCGGTGGAACCACGAATCAACCCATGAAGGATGCCCGTCGTCGGAGATGTGTGTTAGTGAGAGCCTTTCACACCCGTTAGGTCTGTTGTATTCGCACTCATGAGAAGAAGCCTCGATGGCTCGGCGGGAACTTGCTGTCTGGGGTATCACACCATTTGGGAACCTGATGGCTAGCCATTCCTCATAGTCCTGCGATGAAGAGTGGGCCTCCAGATGCGCGATTTGCCTCTCCAAGGAGAAAAGCTTTGCCTTGAAGAGCGAAGGCACCCGGTGCACCTTCGGGGCAGCCGGGCCCGGCTCATCACCAATGGCCACACAAGTCGATGCAAACCAACCTTCACGAGCGTGAAACCGCCGGTCATCTGACACGTCACTGTATTCGGTGGTGCCCCTAGAAGGGTGCGCCTGGAGCGATGGGCGCTCTCGTTCCACCAACGCCCCTTCTTCTTCAAGGCGGTTAGCGTCTCCGACCACGTAATTCACCGGGACTCCCACCACTTTCAGCCAGTTTACGTACCTGGTGAGGCCAGGACGCAAAGAATCAGAATAGCCGGCCACCGCATGTTTCGACCGCCCTCGCCAGGAGGAGAGGGCGGCTTTGATTCGAGCAGGCAGGTTCCTCGGTAGCATCCCGAGTGCCGCGAGCACAAAAGGGGCAGGGGCATCAGCCAGGACGGCTTCCGATTCCTTCAAACCTTGGTAAACAACGGAAAACATGTTTATGCCAATGTGTAACACCATCATCAGCCACACCCATGTGTATTCAGCGATGACTGACAGAACGACGTGACCGAAGAGGGCGTAGAAGGCAGCATAATAATTGCGATTGTGGCTGAAAGCCCAGAAAAAGGCTTCACTGCACGCAATTAAAGCCGAGGCATAAACCCTGGCATCAGCGTTCGTGATCACGCCCCGAAGCCCTTCCTCGAGGAAACCGGATGTGGCCGCAATCAGTATATTACCGAGCAAGAAATCAAGTTTTGTACTCCGCACGGGCTCCACCCGTGAAGTTTCGACGCCCGCAGACACCCCTGTGTTTATTCTTGCCTGGCCTGACGCGAGCAAACCTGTTTCTGCGCCCTGGCGATCCGGTGGCACGAAGGGAAACCTTGTGGCAGCAAAGGGGGCCAAAGTAGACGTCTTCCAGTCGTTCGCCGGGCCGACCGTAGCCCTTCTTGGTGACCTTGGGGGAAACTGGGCTAACTTCGCTTGCCTTTCTTGTTCTTGCGCTGCTGCGACCTGTTGTCGCAGCAAGAGCACTTCTTTTGCCAACCTCGTTTGGGTGGCTTCCTGTTTAACACATCGACGAGCTTGGTCGCTTTCCTTTGCTCTAAGCGCTTTCAATTCGGACGCCATACGTCGGCCGAACCCTTGTGCCTTGGACAATTCCGACTCCAGCCGTTGGATGGCCTCCTTAGCTTCGATCCGCACCATAGCTAACGCCTCATCGCGTGCTTTGTCTCCAGCGTTTTTGATCTGGCTACCCATTTTCTGATTTGCCTCAGTCAGCATCTGTTCATGAGATGCAACCTTCGTCTTCTCTTTGCCTAGCAAGATTTGTAGCGCCTTTTCCTGTTCCTTGCTGTCGCTCAAAGCCATCTCAAGTTGTAGGGCACCCTCTTGCTGGTCTTTCAACATACTTGTGAGTGATGCATGTGCTTCGATCGCTGCAGAAAGGGCATCGCGAGCGTGAGCTTCTTTCTCTTCTAACACTGCCTTGGCACGTGACTCCGCAAGCGCCACAGACCTCAGTTCATTTATCGTGTGGTCGCCCTGCGTGAAAATTTCCACTATGTCCCCATCTAGGGCTGGAAGTTGCCGCACGGGGTTGAACATGGCTTCGATTGAGGTGAGTGTCGTGGAAGTCTCTCCACCTTCAGAAGTCACCATGGGCACGCCGTGGCGTTCGCCGAAACCTTCACCTGCGATGGTGTCGCACTCTGCCGGGTGTAGAGTGAACCATGATCTGCCCTCCGAGTCAGGGGGTGAAGGAGGTGGCTCAATCCCGACCCCAATGGACGCGGATGTAAAGCCTTTGTAAGCACCTTGAGGATTGTGAGCCAAGTCAGGGAAGGCGCCGCGCACTGCGTCAATGGTCTTGAACAATCGAAGCCCTAGGGTGACCGCGAACGAATGGTGCAATTTGTGTGTGCCTACTTGACGATGCTGGAATTCTGATGCGCCCGGCGACCTGAGGTTCTCCTCATAAAGGGCCGGGTCAGGTAACCAGAATACTACATCGTCAGCGCATTCCAGCCATAGCTCAGCAACTTTCTCAGACTGTGTGTTCACCATGACTACACCATGACTGTGCGTGGCCCACCAGGCTATCCGAAGATCGCGAGCCGCAACCTTAGGGAGGTCCTTCTCCAGGTACGATTCATGGGGGAGTTTTGACGCCCACCGCACAAATGTGTCCCCATCCAACCAGCCCCACTCGGGATTTGCCGTGATATGGTGGGTCTTTCCTGCCCCGGGAGGTGCTATGATGATGAGGGTCTTCATTTCGTCAGGCTTGTCGGGGTCTCGGCGCGTACGGCCAAAACGCTTAGCCAACATCAAATCGCCGGGGCGCGTGGAAATGAAACGCGAGAACTCTGCATATGACAAACCGCCCATGGCGAGTAGGCAACACATGATGACCCTCTTCCCTCGCGCAGGCCCCTGCAGATCGACAGACCATCCATTGTTGGTCCAGTAGAGCGCGAGAGCCCCCATGGCCTCATCAGCGAAAAGGAGAGGCGTATCCAAGAGGCCTTCGAGGAACACCCCGCGGGTCGCCTCATAGGCAATCTGCGAAGCAATCCTGCCCTTGTCTACCAATGTCAGGTTTGCACAGGTTGAACCGCGAGCCACTGCACTGAAAGCGGCCCTACGATCCAAAAGCAACACGAAGTCGTCTTGCAGGTCTTCAACTTCTACTGTGCCGGCCAGTGAGATTGCTACGAAAGGAGCCTCAACCGGCAGGACATAATTCGGATGGACCACCTTCAGGAGGTCTTGCCCGTGTAGGATGGCAACTCGAGCATTTCGTTCAAAGCACGTCAGGGCCCCGACCCCCACCCGGAAAACTAGGCGGCTATCAAAGCTATGCTTTTTGGGGTCAAGGTGGATTAGGGCTCCCACCATTGACTTCAGGCTTTCTGAAGCGTGATCAGCCATCTTGTTTAAATCATTTTCGAAATAATGGGCCATCGATGGTGTTGGATATTTGATATGCGAACCCACGATCTCTTCTAGCTTGTAAGAACCTGCCGCAATGATGGGAAGTTCAGGTTTTTCGTTACCGAAAGCCCTATCGAGAAGCCTCTCAAACCAGGGCGTTTTCATCTCATCCTCGGGCTTCTTTCCATCATTCTCAACGACAATGAGATGGTCAGATTCCTCCTCCAGCCCCGCCGGGTCCGCAGTAGATGTGCCGTCTGGTGGGTAACTCGCATCATCTACATCCTGGCGAGCCGAATTGTACGAACCTTCGCTCCCTGATCCGTCAAGTATGGCAGGCGCTTCGTCCACAAGGTCTGCGCCACCTTCATTATCTCCTGACCGACCCCCTAGGATGGTACCTCCATCTTTGACAACAAACGACACATTTTCAGGCTTTACCCCCTGTGGCTGTGACGCCGCACGCATGTCAGCACGTGCTAATGACCTTGGGTTGGGGCGTTACCTGGAACCTCGCTTTCACATCTCTGTTAGTGTCCACCATTGTGGCTCCGTGTTTCAACCTGGTTAGGGTCATTGGTGATAGCACGGCTGGACTGTTTGTTGCACGGCCTTTGGGAGCACCGACTCGCTGCTTTCAGTCTCTCCACCCCCAACTCCTGGGGCACGTTCGACATTAGCCTACGTTAGCCCTGAACATCCCTGGACACCGGGGTACCACCCAGTTTAGGCAGCAAGTAGCCTGTGATAGCACAGCAACGACCACGTTTTCTTCTCGACACTATCAAACTCATTGAAATCTCACCAGAAGATCTGGTAGGCCCCCGCACAGTCCGGCCTCTCCTCGCGTCTCCAACCAAGCATGTGGGGCAGGAGAGGGCCCACACTCTCAGCAGCGGTTTGTGTCCCACGACGAAGCCAGATCTTCAAATCCCATCGTCGAGGGGATGATCCACGACCTGATCATCACAGCGGTCCGACCCTCCATCCGGGTCAGAGGTCTCATCAGCTGCACGAAAACCAACTTTTGCGCCGGTTTTGTCCGGCCGCACACACCCCAGGTCCCCCACTCAGGGACCAGGGGTGCGCACTGCCGCCTGCTGTGGCGGCTCACTCGAAACAGACGTTGAACGTTTCGAGTGCGTTTTATAGGGATCATGTTAATCTTGAACATGGCTTCCTTCAACCGTGAACTGCGCCCCGTCGCAGACACGTAC